CGGAGATCGAGGACATCACTTGGTGTGCCAGACGGTGTTCGCACCCGATCGACGTGGTTGCCAAGCAGTACGGCCTGTCCCGAGAAGCCCTCAAGGCCAACATCGAGGGCAAGACGGGCCGCATATCAGATACCGGCGACAAGTACGGCAATACGCCGTATGACAACCGGGCCAACTCCAAGCAGGTCGGCAAGACGAACGAGCTTGTGACCTACTGGAAAATCTGGAGCAAGACGGGCTTTGGCGACAGGCTGAAGGACGCCCCGAAGGACAGCGTGGGCAACTACGATTCTCTGGGCGACAACTGCTACATCGTCGTGGCAGAAGGAATTGAGCACCCACTCAATGTCTCGCCGGAGATATTCAGCGAGCCTGGGAGCGAGGAGACCGGCGTTCCAGACTCGCTGTTCACGGCCGTGCAGTGGCCCATCCCGTTCTGGGCCGAAGCAAACGGCTGGCCGTTCGTGCCGCTCATGTTCCACCGCAAGCCGGGGTACATCTGGCCGATCAGCCACATCAAGCCGGGTGTGCCGGAATTGAGGTTCTTGAACTGGGCGTTGTCGTTCCTTGCCCAGCGTGTGGCGACTAGCTGCGAGACGATGATCGGGGTCTCGAAGGCAGCGGATCAGGACATCAAGGATCAGATCCTCGCCCACAGTGAGGGAGGGTTCAAGATCGTTGAGCTGTCGGAAACCCTTGGGCGGTCGGTTGCCGAGATCGTGTCGGTGTTCCAGCTTCCTCCGGTGAACGGCGAGATTTTCGCCATCATCGACCGGGTGGCAGAGATGTTCGACAAGCGTGTCGGGCTTACTGAACTCGCGTACGGCATGACGCGGGCACAGATGAGAAGTGCCACGGAGGCACAGGTCCGTGCGGAGCAGATCAGCGTTCGGCCGGACGACATGGCGGAATGCCTCGAAAACGCAATGAGCCTGCTTGCTCGTCGCGAGGCCCTTGCAGCACGGTGGCTTCTCCAGCCGCAGGACGTGGAGCCGGTCATCGGTCCGGTCGGCGCAGAAGCATGGGCACAGCATGTGTCCAATCTGGACCCCTACAGGATTGCTCGTGAGTATGAGTACAGAGTCGAAGCGGGGTCAGCGAGAAAGCCAAACAAGGCGACCCGCCAAGAGCAGATGCAGATGGCCCTCCAGACGCTGGGGCCGGTGCTCCAGCAGCTTATCCCGATGGGCGTGGTCGATCCGTTCAACGCCCTGATCTCCGATTGGGCCGACTCGCTCGACATCGACGCCCAGCCGTACCTGATTCCCCCGCCGCCACCTCCGCAGCCGCCCGCACCTCCGGGCCTGCCGGGGCCTGAAGGTCCGCCGCCGGAAGAGGGTGGCCCGCCTCCTGACATGCCGCCGGAGGGCCTGCCGCCAGAAGACCCCGGTATGCCGCCAGAGATTCCGCCAGAAATGAACATCATCCCGCCGGAGGCACCATGATCCCGAAGCACATTCAGGCACTGGGTGTCGAGGCCGTTCACCGCTACAAGACGGCGATCGAGTCCGGGGCGGGCGAGCGATTCGCAGACATGGTGGCCTACCAGCAGGCTCCCTCAACGCAGGGCACAGACCGCAGCTTCATGGAGGGCAGGCTCGATGGAAGCTGGATGAACACAATGCCACCGCACATGGCGAGGCGAATGGTCCGCGAAGCCCAGATGGCGGGCATAAACACATCGGGCAAGTTCTACATGGGTGGACTTGCAGACAAGCGTGGGCACCGCGACCCGATGGCATGGGTAGACAGCGTGGCCGACGTGAAGCGGGTTGCCCAGGTACGCGACTTGGAAGTTCGAGGAATCGTCAACTACACGCCACCAGAAAAGCCGCCAAAACCCAGCGTCGATCTTGCGCCTGACATCCTGCGAGAGAACGTCGCCAAGGAGATGAAGGCCAACCCGAAGCTCAAGCGAGGCGAGGCCGTCGAGAAGGTCAAGGATCGCATGGTTCCGCACTGGAAGAAGAAGAGGAAGTAATGCCCAACAAGATCGAGCGACTCAGTTCCGTCACCTCTGAAATCACGGCGACCAACTCGGCCAGCACCAGCCCGAAGATTCCGTTTGGCTCCGCTGCCGGTGGCGTCATCATCGTGGACTCCGTAGCCAGCGGAGCCACTACCATCACATGGAATGTCGCCTTCGGCCCGGAACTGACTCCAAGGCCACTCAACGCTGATGGGGCTGGCGTCACGACAACCATCGCAGCCAACAACGCCTACTCACTGCCTGACGCCCTTTTCGGCGCTCCGTTCATCGTGGCAGTCACCAATGCGGGCACAGCCACGTTCCGACTCGCCGTGAAGGGGTGAGCCGTGTCTGTATTCATCTCCCACAAGAAGGTCCGCGATGCGGGGGCCGTGCCGCTCGCTGACCAGTTGCTGGAGGGCGAACTTGCCGTCAACGTGGCGGACGGCTCTGTGTTCACCAAGCTGGAATCCGGCGAGGTGATGAAGGTGGGCGGCGAGATGGTTTCCGCTCAGTCTGGAAACAGCATCGACACGCTTGCGGGAACGTGGACGCCAACGATCAAGGGCGACACCACCAACCCGACCGTGACCTATGACGCGAAGGGCACCAAGGGGCGGTACGTCAAGATCGGCAGCATCGTTCAGGTGTCCTGTCAGGTCACGCTGACGGCCAAGAGCAGCGGCAGCGGGTACGTCTACATCGCTGGCCTGCCGTTTCCCCCGGCCAACATCTCGGCCATCGGCATCGCCAACTTCTCAGGCTGGACAACCTACGGACCGACGTGGGCCAACATCACAACTGCGTCCCGCATTGTGTTCCGCCGCCCGACAACCGTTAGCAGCCTTGAGCAGACGGCATTGCTCACCTGCGACAACCTCTCGGCCACGACCAAGGTGTTCCTCTCCGGCTCGTACATCACCAACGCTACGGAGCCTGCGTCCTAATGACACTGGTCCGCATTCAGCTACGCAGAGACACGGCCGCCAACTGGACGGCCGCCAATCCCGTTCTTGCCAACGGGGAGCCTGGGCTGGAAACGGACACCGGGAAGATCAAGTACGGCAACGGCGTTCAGAACTGGGCCGCCCTGCCCTACGCCACCAACACGCCGCTCGCATCCTCCGCGCCGCCGACGATCGGATCTGCCACAACGGGCACGTCAGCGTCTGCTGCCAGGGCGGATCACACGCACGCACTGCCGACTACCATCTCTGTCGAGTCTCTCGCGACTAGCGGAGACATCGTGATTGGCGGGAACGCCACCGTCACAGGCACGCTCAATGCGTCCAAGCTGTCCACGTCCTCCAACAGCATCGTTGACCTTGCTGAGACCGTGCAGGACATCGTTGGGGCGGCAGTCAAGGCTGGGGACGGCATCAAGGTGGCGTACGACGACAACGCCGGGACCATCACGGTTTCTTCTTCTGCGGTTGGGGGCGGCACGAACAGTTCCATCACGCTAGAGGATGTAGACGACAGGGTGGCTGGCCTGTTGACTGCCGGTGCTGGCATTTCGCTCCAGTACAACGACAACCTTGGCACCCTCACGGTTTCCGCAGTGAGCCTTGACGGCGGCGACGTTCCGGGGGATCTTCCGACGCCTTCGCAGCTTGCGATTTCCGCGAACCCCGCAACCATCGAGGTCGAGGAAGACGGCCTTGCGGTGTTCACGGTCGGTGCCACCGGAAACCGTGGCGCAGTCACATACCAGTGGGAGTATCTGACCCCAGGCGGCACCGTGTGGCAGAACGTCACGAACGGCAGCGGCACAACTGGGGCCACGACGGCAAGGCTGACAATCGACGGCGTGACTGCCTCGCTCAACAAGCGTTGGTTTCGCTGCGCGGTCACGGATGACCAGAAAACTGTGCGGAGCCGTGCAGGCCAGTTGCGGGTCAACTACTTCGAGATCACTGTTCAGCCTGTATCCACTACGGCCGTCAGCGGCTCCACGACGCCATCCACGACGTTTTCTGTCACGGCCGTGTCCGACGACGCGATCACCTATCAGTGGCAGGCGCTGACGAGCGGAGTCTGGACGAACATCTCTGGGGCCACCTCTGCCACCTACGGCAGCATCTCAGCGACGGCGAACGTAGCGTACCGCTGTGCCGTCACATCGAACAGCGTAACGATCTATAGCAATTCCGTAACGCTTTCGATCACGGACGCTCCGGTCACGATCACTACGCAGCCGTCCAACGCAACGGCATCGTCCGGCGCAGCGACGTTCACCGCAGCTTACTCCGGCGGGAGTTCGCCAACCGTCCGGTGGCAAGTGCAGCGAG